TGACAATGAGTTATCCCGAAATCCAATCTTTACAGCGGCTTAGCTCACGGCGCCGTGCGATATGCCGGCGATCTCACGCGATCGTCGCACGGGACAACTGCGCCGAGGGTCGCACGAAAATGGCCCGGCGAGGGACGCCGGGCCAGTAGGAGGAAACAGCCTTAGGGGCCGGGTTCAACCTATCTCTCCGGGCCGGCGGTTAAGCGGGCCGCCTGGCCGGTCGACCATCGGTACGCCGTGCTCGCGGACGAACCGACGCATCAGCTCCATCGTCGCCCGGTCCTCGAGTTCATGCTCGAACTCGACGCGCTCGGCCTGCGCGCGCAGCAGCCGGTTGTTCTCCGCGACCTCGATGCTCAGCGCCGACATGGTGTTGGCCAACAGCTCGAATTCCTTGCTCTGCGTCAGGCAGGGCGCGCCGCTCACCTGCATGGCGACCACGCGACCGTCCGGATCGCCGCGGCGCCCCTTCGCCGCCTCCTGCTTGTAGGCCAGGAAGGCGGTGACGATCGCGACCAGGCCGCCGCTCCCGATAAGCGTCACGATCGCGCTGATCGCCTGCTCGGCCGTGACGCTCATCGTGCGTTCGCCGCTCGCCGTGTGAAGGCCCGAGAGTGGTAGCCGTCCGCGGCCGACCGCCAGATGCACATGACCTCGAAGACCATGAGGACGGGATACCAGCTAAAGCCTGCGAAGGGGGGCGCGCCCGGCGTGGTCAGGAACAGGTAGGCCAGCACCAGCCACCACACGAATCCGAGCATGGCGCAGAGAGCCCGGATCGCCGGCGTGCGCCGGTGCGCCCCGTTCACGTAGAGGGCCGCTGCCCGGATCAGGCCGATGCTGACCGACCAGGCACCCCACACGCTCTCGCCGGCGATCGCCGCGAGGAGCGCGTATTGCGGGGACTTGAACGTGTCCCAGGGCATGAGGAGCCACCCGCCCCAGGCCAGCATCAGCGCCGTGAACAACCACTCGATCGCTCGATCGGGGTAGGCGGCCGAATGGCCGTTGCGGTCGACCATCAGAAGACCGCCGCCCTGATCTTGGCGATGCCGTCCGCGAGGCCGACGATCGCCTTCCAGACGAGGACGGCGCAAAGGGCGCCGACGAGCCACGGCCAGTGCGCCCCGACGAACGCGGCGACGCTCGCGCCCTTCGTGGCCCAGGCGTCGGCCGTGTCGAGGTAGCCGTTCACACGGTCGACCGTGGCGCCGGCCTTGTCGAAGACGCCGGCGCCGCCGGCCAGGCTGGCGAACAGGCCGGCGAGGCCGGTGGCGCCGACCGTGACGTTGGGCGCCATGACCTCCGGCCGGTAGCGGATCGCCTCCGGCAGCTTCATCTCGCCCCGGCTCTTGGATACGGGCCGCTGCCCGAAGCTGTAGAGGCCGGTGAGAAAGGCGGCGTCGAGGCCGCCGTCGCCGAGCCCGTTATCCTTGCGGGCGGCCGCCACCGCGTCGCGGAACTCGATGCTGTCCACGCCGTCGAGCCGGCCCACGCGGTAGTAGTTGATCTGCCGCAGCCGCTCCTGCACGCGGTAGACGGTCGGGTCGCCCTTGGTCGGCGAGGCCACCGGCACCGCCGCGGCCGCCGGCTGCGCGCGCCCGAACAGGGATCTGAGCCGGCCGAGGAAGCCGGCGGCGGGCGGGCCGGCGGGCTGCACGAGCTGCGGCGCCTCGACGGGCGCGACCGGCCCCGCAGGCACCGCCTCGGCCTGGGCGGCCGCGCCGGCCGGCCTGATCTCCTCGAGCAGCGCCTCGACGGCCTCCGGCGTGACGAGGGCGTGGTTCTGCCCGTCGCCGGCGTAGTAGCTCTGCCCGCGCTCGACGCGGCGGTGCTGGCCCTTGCAGGCGCGCAGCACCGGGAAGCTCGCCCACTCCTTCGCGAGGTTGAGGCCGAAGGCGGTGACGCTCAGGCGCCCGGCCATAAACTTGTCGTAGCCGCGCCGCTTGAGCAGGTGGAAGCCCATGGCGTCCTGCAGGGCGGCGTCGAAGCGCTCGCTGCCGGTGAGCCGCATCTCGCCCTTGATGTCCTCGAGGGTGCGCGGGGCGTCGAGGGTGTTGCGCATGAACTGGTAGTGGCCGGCGGCCGAGCTGCCGTAGGCTTTCGTCCATGCCGGACCGGCCGTCACGACCTCGTCGAAGGTCATCGACGTGAGCGGCTTCGGCAGCTTGCTCTGGTTGTTGCCGTAGATCGTCTCATAGCCCTGCGGCGCCTCGGTGAGGCCGATGAAGGCGAGGAGCTTGCGGGCCGGTGCGGGGATGGCGGGATAGGTCATAGTCCGTCCTCGTCTCAAGTATTCACATGCCAATGTTCGACTGCGAGACGTTCCCGCCGCCGGCGTTCTGGTTTTCAAAGAGCAGCCCTCCCATCGCCATGTTCGCGACGATCAGGTTATTGGTCGCAGTGTTTCGCAGGACGACGCTGTGCGTCATGTTTCCTTGCGTATGACCGGGCGTGCTCTTCTTGAAGATGCACGCGGCGACGACGCAATTCTGGCCCGCAATGTCGAGCCCGATCGGGTTGCCCTTGATGCCGGCCGTCGTGACGCTGACGCCGTTGAACCGGCAGTCGCTCGCGCCCGGCCGAACAATGGCACCCTGCCCGGAGTTTTGGTTGAGCCAGCCACCCTCGAGCGAGATGTCGAAGCATTCGCTTCCAATATCGAGACCGGGATAGGCGCCAGCTTCCGGGTTGTTGCCCGGCTGTGCGCCTGAGCCGCAGAACCAGATGTTCGAGAACCGCGACTGCGAGCACTTTTCGAGCTTGCTACCGCGATGGGTGCTGTCGATCATCGTGTTGGTGATCGTCATGTACTGAGGGCGGCGCCCATGAGTATTTGTCGTCGCGTCGGCGATGATCCCCCACTCGCCACCCAGACATGAGATGTGATCGAGGTTCAGTCCCTCGCAGTTGTTGATGAGACGGATGGTCCCGTTCTGCGCGTAGCCTGGTACGTTCGGGCACTCGAGGCGGCCTTGCACCCAGAAATTATCGATCGCGCCTCGGTAGCTGCCATCCTGTTGCTGTGTGTCCGTGCCCTGATTGAGCAACCCGATCAATCCATAGCTCGCCGCATAGAATTGATGGAACAGGTTGTTGTTTCCGCCGATGATCGCGTAAGCAACGCCCGTGTTCCAGGCGCTGATATTGTGGTAGCTGCCCCAGTTGCCCTGGATCAGGAAGCCCCGCGCCTGCTCGAGGCCGGGCAGGCCGCCGTCGTACCGGACGCCGAAGTCGCTGGCGCCGCTGAGAACCGTGTCGCCCACATAGATGATCGGTCGATCCTGTCGGTCGGACGCCATCTGCAGCATGGTGTTCTGCCGGCCCTGCCCCATCAGCCGCACGCCGGAGGGGATGCTCAGGGTGTCCCGCAGGGTGAGAACACCCATCGGCATCGCGACCATGCCGGCGCCGAAGCCGCGCCCGTCGATCATCCCGCCGGCGGTGTCCAGCGCGGCCTGGATAGCGGACCTCATGTCGGACCCGTTCGGCCGCACGTTGTAGGGCGGGCGGCTCACGTCGAGGCAAAGCACCTTGCCGTCGATCCGCTCGACGGGAAGGTTTCCGGCGTCCCATGGCGCAACGCCCCCGAACAGAGGACGTTGGCTGAGCCGCACAACGTCGCTGGTGTCCAAGTAGATCGGCAGCGAATTACGCTCGTAATTGTACCAGTAGAAATCCTTCTGGCCGTTGCTGCCGATGTCCTGGCCGATCTGATACGCGCCGATATTGATCGAGGCGCGGCGCGAGCCTGATGGATGGGCCGACGCGTTCGCATAGAAGGCGACCGGGCCGACGCTCGTCGTGTCGCCGGCGCCGAGCGCGCCGGACATGGTGTCGCCGGTCCGGTTGACCTTGTTGGTGCTCGCAGCCTGCGCCTGGTCGCGCGCGCTCTCGGCCTGACTGCGGGCCGTGTTGGCCGCGCTGGCGCTGTTGCCGGCGCTCGTCGACTGTTGGGTCGCGGTGTCCCGTGCCGCCTCAGTCTGCTCCCGTGCGGCCTGCGCGGCAGCATTGGCGCCCTGTGCGGCAGCGTTGGCGCCCTGTGCGGCAGCGTTGGCGCCTTCGGCCCCCAAGCGGGCCGTGACGGCGCCGGTCGCCGCGGCCGCCGCCGCATCCTGGAACGAGCTGGCGGCGTCACGAGCTGCCTCGGCCGCCGTGCGCGCCGTGCCTGCCGCCGAGGCCGAACCGGCCGCGCCGCCGGCCGACCCGGCCGCATCATCCCGCGAGGACACGGCCGCGTCGCGGGCCGCCTCGGCGCCGGCCTTGGCCGCGGCCGCGGCCGCAACGGCCTGGCCCGCGGCCGACGTGCCGCCCGCGATGAGCTCGACGGCCTCGTCGACGGCGTCGAGCGCGTCGGCGACGTCGGTGAAGTCGCGGCGGACCTCCTGGCCGAACACCGCAACCTTATCGAGCTCGGCCTCGAGGTTGGCGGCGCGGATCACGCCGCCGAAGGTGACGTCGGTCTCGCGCTCCGGCGTGCGCGCGCCCTCGATCCGCACGACGTCGCCGGCGGCCCTCGGTGTCGTGAACGTCACAACCGGGAAGCTCGGCGCCGGTCCGAGCAGAGCGACGATGAAGCCCGTCGTCTGCGTCAGGAAGCGGCCGGAGACGCCCTTGATGCGCACGCGCAGGTCGAGCGGCGAGTAGACCTTGAACGTGTTCGGCTGGAACGCAGTCTGCCCGGCCGCCGCCACGAAGTCCTGCCGGCGCGCCTGGCGCGGGATCGGGTACAGCGTGCTCATGGTCCTGCCGGCCGCGGGTGTCGGGCCTGCAGGATCGGGGCGTGCGACCCCTGTTAAGCGGGGTTAGCGGTGGAGGGAGCAGCCACTCGCCATCTGCCTAGATGCGGGTTCCTGGCGTCCTGAGCCGATAACCCTTTTGGGCCATGCACCCCTCTTTGATCTCCGACAGCTCTCGCTGCCGCTTGGCGTCGAACTCCAAGCAGTAGAGCGCACCGCCTTTGCAGTCCTGCGCGCCGACGCTAGCCTTGGCAGCCTCGGCTCGGCAGATCGTCATATCCGCTTGAAACTGCTGACCATCCGCCGCCCCGATAGGCCCACCGTCGCTCTTGAGAAATAGCGTCTGCGGATCGGCAGCCACGCACGCGGAACACAGCGCGGCCGCCCCGCAAATCACCCACCACCGCCGCGACATCTTGATGCGCTCCGCCATGCGAAGTCGCCTTCATATCGCATCCCGCGTTCGAGCAAGTGGCCGATTGACAACAATAGCGCGATGACTTTTCATCGCACGCGGAGCCGAAAACTCCTGAACCTGAGCGGATGGCCGCCCGACTGCGGCCTTTGTCATGCGCGCTTGCGTGTGCACGATGCCCCTATGGCGGGGGTGCGGCGGAATAAGGCGCGCGAGCGCTCGAAGAAGCCCGCCTGTCTCAGGTCAGGTTTTCGGCCCCCGCCACCAGCGCGCCCGGAAAGCGTGTCGATGGCGGTCACGCCGACCTGAGGACGCGCCATGACCAAGCTGCTTACCGTTCACGATCTGCACCTGCTGGACGAAGCTCCACGCATTCAGGACCTCAAGCTCGCTGCCGCGCTTGGCTTCGAGGTAACGCGGGAAATTCGGCGGCTGATCGAGCGCAACGTGCGCGAGCTGGCGCAGCATGGCGAGGTTTGTGTCACCATCCCACAAACCGGCCCTCGCGGCGGCAGGCCGGGAAAGGAGTACTGGCTCAACGAGGGCCAGGCCGTGCTGATCTGCATGTTCTCCCGCACCGAGAAGGCGGCTGAGGTCCGGCAGACGGTGATCTCGGTGTTCATGGCCTGGCGCCGCGGCCAGGCGCCGGTGGCCGCGCCGAGCGCCACAGGATCGCCCGTGACGGCCGCGGAGGCCGAGCGGCCGCTCGCGGAGCGACGGGAGGCGCGACGGCTCTGTGAGGCCGCCTACGTGATCCACGGCCCCCTCGCCGCGCGTCGGCTGTGGGACACGCTGAACCTGCCCGCCGCGCACGGCGCAGACCGGGCCGGCGAGCGGATGACGGAACTGGCCCACGAGGCGCTGCGCCATATCCTCGACGCCGCGATCGAGGGCGAGCCGCTGCGCGACTGGCTGGATCGGGCCATCCATCTCGACGTCGTGGCCTGCGACGTGCTGCGGGCCCACGGCGTGCTCGTCAGCGATGCCGAGGCCGGGATCGTCATCGGCCGGTCCGTGCCCTTCGTCGCCGAGGCGCTGGCCAAGCACAGGATCGGGGCCGGTTGCCTGCGGGACCTCTCCGGCGCACGCGAGTACAAGGTGACGAAGTTCGCCGGACGGCCGTCGCGCGGCACCTTCGTGCCCTATGCCACGCTCGACACGGAGATGGTGGCCGACGCCTAGCGCGCCGGCTGCGTCGCCATCACCGGCGCCCGGCGCGGCTCCGTCTCGCCGGGCGCCCACCAGTAGCCCTGGCCGCTCTCCCGCTCGAGGCGGCGCTCGCGCTCCCGGAAGGTCCGGTGCGCGTTCGGGTTCGTCAGGTAGTGGAGCTGATCCGTCACCAGCCGCTGCCAGGCGAGCCGCGTGTACCAGGTGTTGGCGCCCGGCATGTAGCGCTCTAGCAAGCGCACGGCGCTGTCGGACCGATTGACCTTCTCGTTGTCGCGAAGCGCCGCGCCGGGCGCCGCCACCTTGAGCGCGTCGTAGAAGGCACCGAACAGCGGCCCCGCGAGCTTCTCGGCCGGTGTCGACGTGATCTTGCTGGTGTCCGCTAAAAGGTAGTCCCCGTAGAGCCCGAGGCCGCCCCCCTTCAGCATGGCCGAAACCCAGGTCTCCGCACTGTTGGCCGGCGCCAGGTCCTTCCCGCCGAGAAGCTGGCCGATCTGCACCGCCGCGAAGCCGCCCAGGGTCAGGCCGATCAGCGTCGTGCCGGCATAGGTCGCGGCGCCCCGCTTCGTGCCGGCGCCGAGCTCCTGCGCCGTGGCCCGCAGCGTCGTGGTCATGAAGGAGTGCGAGAAGGACAGGTACATGATCATGGAGCGGCGCAGCTCGCCCATGACCGTGCCGGCGGCGCTGTCCCCGCGCATCGCCGCTCGGGTCGAGACCGATCCCTGCGGGACAGCATCCTCCATCAGAGCGTGCATCGCCTCCGAGTAGCGCATGGCGATCTCGAAGGCGTCGCCGCTGCGAGCGGTGTCCGCAATGTCGACGGGGCGCAGCAGACCGGCCGAGCCGGCCGCCGGCTCGTGGGCGCGGGCGGTGCGGATCACGTCCCACTCACGCTCGCCGATGCCGTAGCCGGCGAGGTAGCGCCGGAACGCCGGAAGCACCTCGCCGTGGGCCTTGCTCATCTCGTCGGCCGCCACCGACATGAAGTCCGCCGCCAGGGCGCGCCGCCCCATCTGCGTCCACGGCGTGAGGCCGGTCACGGCGAGCACGCGGTCCGGGAGCACCCGTGTCCAGCCGGCACCGTCGAGGAGCCCGGCGCTGCGGGCATCGAGCCGCAGATGATGCATCGCGTCCTCGACGACGATGCCGGCCCGCATGATCTCGCGGCCGTTCGCACCGGAGAGCTGCCTCGCCATGCTCGCCACGACCTTCGCGACGGGCAGACCGGAGAACTGCCGGGCACGAGCCTGAATGAACGGGTCCGTCACCGCCGCCGTCCAGAAGGTCGAGCCGAGCTGGATGCCCGTGAGCAGGTTGCGGGCGCCCGCGAAGAAGTCGGCGACGAACATGTTCTCGGGCTTGGCCCCTCCGCGCAGCTCGCCCCACAGGCTGTCGATGAGCTTCTGCCCCTTGTTCTGGATCGCTTCGGCGCGCTCCATCGTCCGCTGCTCGACGTCGCGGCCGAGGCGGCCGGCGAGCGCCAGGGCCGGCGACGAGGCGTCGAACAGGCTCTCATCGCCGATCGCGCGCTTGGCGGCCTCGGAGCGGACCACCTGCTTCATCCACTCCACCGTCGCGGCGGGGTTCGGGCCGAGCCGTTCCAGGGCCGCCACGTCCTTCGCCATCGACGAGAGATGGTCCATCAGCGTGGCGAAGGTGTCCGCGGTGCCAAAGGTCGCCTGGTACTCTCGCCAGGCCGGGGCATCCTTGAAGATCAGGAAGCGGCTCTCGCCGCGCTGATTTGCCAGGGCGCCGCGGCCTTGGCGCTGGATGCTCGGGTCGCGGTCGCTCCACCCGTCCGTGACGAGGCGACGGTAGGCGACGGACAGGGCCTCGCGCAGGCGCTCGTCGGTGAAGGGCCGGTCCGTGAACGGGTCGAGCATCCGCTCGCGGTCGAGGCGCGGCAGGGTGAACTCCACCCAGCGCGCTTCCTTGGCCTTGGCGAGCTTGCGGGCGTCGTGCTTCTGCGGGAGGAAGTTCTCCATCTCCCGGAGCTGGCCGCCGGCGGCGTTGAAGAGCCCGACCAGCTCGTCGTTGACCTTGCGGTAGGCATCCCAGAAACCGCGGGCCGCCACGTCATCGGTGCCGCCATAGGCTGCATCCACGATCGCATCCATGCGCATCTTGTTCGGACGGCGGCCTGTGAGCCAAGTGCGGCGCTGGTCGTGCAGCAGCTCCTCGAGCCGGGCATGGACGTAGCCGGTGACGGCGTTGGCACGGCCGTTCACGGACGGGAAACCGGCGAGGCGGGCGTTCTCGTTGGCGAGCACCGAGGCCACGGCGCCGAGGATGTCCGCCTGCCCGCCGGGCGTCCGGTAGCCGGAGATGTCCGCCTCGATCCGGGTGACAGCCGCTTCCTGCAACTCGGCGAGGCGGCGCTTGCGCTCGGCTTGCTCGGTGAGGTCGGCGGCGAGGTCGGCCCGCGCGGCGCGATCGTCTCCGGCGCGGGCACGCTTGAACCGCTCGTAGCGGTTCACGAGATCGTCGGCCTCCTCGCGGGAGATGGCGCCCTGGTCGCGCGCGGAAATGATGCAATCCGCAAAGGCCATTAGCGGCAACTCCGCACAACGTCGTTGAGGAACAGATCGCGTTCGCCGGCCAGCTCGGCCTGGCCGCGGCGCACGAAGCCCACCGATCCGTCATCGCGGACGGTCGGCACGAGGCCGCGCACGTCCTCGCGGCTTGACACCCGCGCGGCTTCCTGCGCGGCTGCGCCGTCGACTTCGGAGGCGCCCGTGCGGTTCATCAATTGGGATTGGCGGCCGGCCGTTCTGTCCGCCTCGCTCGACAAGGCATTCGCCGTGCTGACACCGGGCGCGGCTTGGACATCGGTCGACGCCGTGGAGGTTGCCCACTCTGGCGGCCTCATGTCGGAGCCGGTCTGGCGGGCGACTTTCGAGCCCGCGTTCGGTCCGCTGACGCTCCCGCTCGACGGGCTGTCCGCAAGCCCGGCGCCGTCTACCGCGGCCGCGTAGCCCTCCATATAGCGCCGGGCCACGGCATCGCGCTCGGGGCCGGCATCGAGCATCCGGTACGTCTCGTAATCGGCCTCAAGAGCGGCCTGGCGCTCGCGCCACAGCCCTGCCTGCGCAGGGTCGACCTCAGCGGCCCGCCCGAACAGGCCCTCACGGCCGATGCCCGTGGCACCGCCGGGGAACGCCTCCGGCGGCAGCGCTTCGCCCATGAGGCCGGCATTGCGGGCGCGGGCGGTCTGCGCGGCCACGGCGGCGTCGATGATCTCGCGGGCCTCGGCGACCGTCGACGGCCGCAGCTCGGCAAGGTCGGCCATGATCGCCGTCTGTCGCTCCGGCTCGACGGCGGCGCGCACGGCCATGGCGGCGTGGCGCGGGTCCACCAGTTCGTCGCGCACCATGGCGAAGGCGTCGTCGGGCAGGAGCGCCACCACGCCGGCTTCGCGGATCGCCGGTGAGCGCGAGGACAGGGCGCTCTCCACGAGGGAGAGGTCGCCGCGCAGCTCCACGAGCGCATCGATCGGGTGAAGGTCCGTCCGCTCGAGCACTGCGAGCGCCGCGTCGTCGGTGACACCGGGCCGGGTCGGGTAAGGCAGCGCCGGCGGGGGCGCGGACGGGTCCTCGGCGCGGGCCACAGCCTCGGCGAGGGCGTCGGCGTGCGGGCCGCGACCGACGCCGGGGGGCACGTCGCGAAGCGCCGCGATGTCCGCTCGCTCGACGCCGACCGCCTGGCGCAGCACGTCCGCCTCCTCGCGCGGTAGGGCGATGCCCGCCTCGCGCAGGCCCGCGGCCACGTCCCCGGCGCTCGCATCCGGGGCCATGGCCCGTTCCAGGCCGGCGGAACGCTTTGGGCCGACGGCGCGAGCCAGCTCGCGCGCGCCCTGCAGGCCGCCGCCGAAAGCCGCGCCAACGAGCCCGGAGAGGGCGACGTTCTCGGCCGCCTCACCAAATCCGTAGGGCATCCCCAATTCGGCGCGCCCGGCCTGGACGAAGGGCTGCTGCGCGGCGGAGATGCCCGCGTTGACGGCCGCCTCGCGCCAGGCGACGCCGAAGATGCGCGAGGCCACGGTGCGCCCGGCCGCGGCGCCGGCCCCGAACAGGAGCCCGAAATAGGTTAGCGGGTCGCGGAATGCCGCGACGCCGCCGCCCGTGACCTGGCCGAGGAAGGAGCCCGTATAGGTCGCCGCCTCGCGAGCGGCGGTCAGCTCGCCCTCTGCACGCTTGACGATGGCACGGGGCGCGAACTCGGCCTCTGCGGCCGCCACCGCCGCCTCGACGGCCGGCGACGAGGCGCGCAGCTCGGAGACCTTCCCCCGGAAGATCTCTGCCTGGCGGTCGAAGGGATCGTCGCGAAACTCCATCGGATCGGGGTAGCCGCCCGCCTCCGCGAGGTAGCCGCCGCGCCAAGGGTTATCGAGCCGCACACCGGAGGACCGCTGCACGGCCGCGATAATCCCGTCGTACTGCTGCTCTTCGCGGATCACCCGCGAGCGCGACAGGTCGAGGAGCTGGCTCTGCTGCAAGGCGGCATCGTGAACCCGTAAGAAGCCGAGCTTGCCGGAGGCGAGGTCGCCTATCTCACGGTCAAGGCGCTCGGAGAACGGCAGGCCGTCGCCCGGCTTCGCCAGGGGGACCGGGCGGTCCTCGAATGCCTCGTCGAAGCCGAGCCTCATTTCTTCCCGCCTAGGTAGGCGTCCGGCACGCGGCCGCGCAGCACGCTCTCCATGCCTTCCACGTCGATGACGAGGCGCTGCTTGCCGTCCGAGACGTAGCGGGTGGTGTCGTCCTTCGCGTCGCCGAGGGCGAAGGCGTAGCCACCCTTCACGCGCACCGGCACCGCGTAGTGCACCTCCGAGGCCGTGACGCCGGCACCACCGGGCAGGGCCTGTATCTCGTCGGTGCGGATCGCGCGAATGACGGAGCGGAAGCTGTCGGCCTTGACGTTTGGCGGCACCAGCACGGGCTGGCTCGGATGCCCCATGATGCCGCCGCCCGGGTTGTATTTCGTGACGCCGCCATAGTCCTGTCCGTCGACCGTCGATCTGCCGGCCGCCTCGTGGAGGCTCTGCTGATAGAGGAGACGTCCCTCGGTACTCTCGCCGTCGATGTTCTTGCCCGCCGCGCGGGCCTGATAGATCGCTTTCGCAGCGGCGGTAATCTGCTCCTGATAAGCCCCACTATTGAGGTAGGCCGCCCCGAACTCACCTCGTTTCAGGGCCGGCGCATTCTTGGGCAGGTTGGGCACCGCCCTGGCGCCCTGCGCTCCGGCGACGTGGTTGAGGCTGAGCCCGGTCGCGATGTCCGTCGCGGTCCGGGCGGCAGACGGGACGCCCGCGGCGAGGAGCTGGCCCGCCACGGCCATCTCCGGCATGTCGCCGCCGATCTCGCGCAGGATGGCCGGCGCGTCCTGCCCGGCGCCTTCGACGATCCCACGAGCCACCTCGACCATGCGCGAGCCGCCGGCGTCGGCTACGGCTTTCAGCGCGAGCCTATCGTCGTTGGTCAGGTAGCGCACCGGCGTGCCCTGCCCGGCTGCGGCCGCCTTCGCCGCCGCGGTGCGCGGGCCGATCTGAGCGGCGACGGCCGCGCCGGCATCCTTCTCAGGCAGGACGAGCGGCGGCGTCTCGATCTTGAGCGAGCGCCGAGCATAGGCGAGAGGGTCGGCATTGAGGGCCGAGCGTTTCTTGCTCGACATCTCGCGCAGCTCCTGGATGCGGGCCCCCTCCTCCGTCGAGAGGCCACGCCCTGCCTTCTGCGCGCCCGCCGTGATCTCGTCGGCCATGGCGTCGAGCTCGTCGGGTCGGCGGCTGCGCACGACGCTGGCGATCAGCAGGCGCTTGTCGAAGTCCGCCACCAGCGCCTCGCCGCCGGGGATGGCGAGAGCCTTCTGCCGCGCGGCCGCTGCTTCCTCCGGCGACGTGGGAATATTGTCGGCGTACTGGCCTACGATCTTGTCGAAGATGCCCGTCACCACAGCCCGGTCCTGCACGCCGCGAACCCGAAGCTGCCGCTCCCGCTGCTCGAGGTAGGCCTCTGCGCGGGCGACGCCGCCGGCATCGAGCTTGGTCTTTCCGTCCGAGAAGTCCTTGAGCATCTGCGTCCGGTAGGCCGCTACAGCATCCGGGGTGTTCAGGGTATCGCCCGTGGCCTGTACGAACGTAACCTCGGCATCCTGTCGCCGCTTGACCCGGCTCTTGGCCGCCTGCTCGGCGGTGATCGCCTCAGAGCGCACGAGCTGCGCGTCGCGCAGGTCGTCCTCGACGAGCGTCGCCTCGACGGCCTGGCGGGTCTCAGGCGCCCGCGGCAGGGCGCGGATACCCTGCTCTCGCACCGTCTCGCCGGCGCTTGCCGCCACGACGGCCGAGGCGCGCGCCTGGTCGCGCTGCTGACCCTGGAAGTTGTCGAGCGCCTTGATCTGGAACGGCAGGCGCAGGCGCTCGAAGGAAGCGTTGAAGCTCGACGCGATCTCGGGGAAGACGTCGCCCTTGGCCGGGTCCATCATCGACGCCTTGATGGTGTCGAAGGCGGCTTTGAGCGCGGTCGGGTCGTTCTGATGCTGCTGGTAGGCGTCGGTCAGCGACGTGCGCAGCTTTGCGTCGAGGTTGTTGAAGTAGCTCGTCTGCCCGGCCTCGTCGGCGGCCGCGCCGCGGATCGTGGTCGAGCCGGAGGGGCGCCAGGCCGGGTCGAGGCCGGCAATCTCGCCCTCGCGCTTGCCCTCGATCTTGGCGGCCTTGTCGGCCCACTCGCCGGCCTCCCGCGCCAGCGCGCCGTAGCCGGCCGCGACGGCGGCCGCGTCCGAGCCGTCGCCCCGCGGCACCGCCGCGTTGCCGACGTCGACAGTGCCCCGGAACCGGGGGGTGTCGACCTGTACGTTGTTGCCCCGCTTGTTCGCCATGTCAGCCTCGCCGGAGCAGGTTGCCGGCGGCCTGCAGGCCGGTCAGGTCGGCCATGGTGTCGGCCGAGCGGCGCGCGCTCCGGGCCATCAGGCGCAGGTTGCCGGCCCGCTCGTTGAGGCGGGCGACGCGGGACGTCGCCGTGGCGCTCTCCATGGTGAGCGCCTGCTCGGCCTGGGTGACGGACTGCTCGCGGGCGACGGCCGGCGTGCCGAAGGTGAGGTCCACGCCGCTGGCGGCATAGGCGGCGTCGCGCTCGCCGATCGTCTGCAGGAGCGCCTGGCGCAGGCTGGTCGAGCGGTCCTGTTGCTGCAGGTTCTCGCGGGCGATGTCGTTCACGGTGTCGGCCGCCTGCAGGTTGAGCGAGAGCTCCCTCTCGCGCCCGGCCTGCCGGAGCTGCGACATCTGCAGGAGGCTCGCCGAGCCCGACAGGATGCTGCCGACGACGGACCCGGCCGACGCCAGCGGGGCGAGCGCCGAGGAGGCGGAGGTCAGGGCCGAGGCGCCGGCGGTCGCGGCCGACGCCACGCCGCTCGCCCCAACCGATCCGGCCGCCGACGCCATGGCGCTAAACGCGCTCGCCGCGAACTCCATCGCCCTACGTCCTCGCCATCACGTTGACCGCCGCCACCTGCAGGGCGCCGGGGCGCACCTGCGTGATCGTCGCCTGCCCCTCGACGGACCATCCCTCGAGGCCGTCGACGTCGAGCCAGTCCGTCACCGGCACCTGCGGGAGATCGGTCGGCATCCCGCCGCGGTAGAGGGCGACGTCGCTCGCAGCCTCGCCGTTGGCGCCGACCGCGATCGAGGTCGTGTCGATGACGCGCAGGCCGAGGGCGAACACGCGGCAGGGCCGCAGCAGCACCGTCCGCGTGCCGACCTCGCGGGGCAGCGGCAGCGTCTTGACGAGCGGCGGCGTCCACCGGCCGACATGCGCCGTCGTGACGGGGATCGGCAGGGTGATGCTGCCGCCGGCGACGGTGAACGGTCCCATCGCGAACCCGTCGCCGATCGCCCACACCACGGCGCCCTCATGGGCGCCGAGGTTCGACACCACGGTCTGCGGCGTACCGAACACTTGCGACACGGTGCCGTCGAGGAGGAGGCCCGGCTCGAGCCACTCGACGCGCCTCCGGGCGACGCCGGCGACGATGCGCTCGACGATGAGGTACACCCGGTTCAGGCCGTCGACGGCGACCGCGCGGACTTTGCCGTCCGTCCGCCAGCGCACGAACGCCGTCACGTCCTGGCTCCGGATGATGAGGCCCACGATCATCAGGCCGTCGTCGCGCACCGCGAAGTAGCGGGCGGCATCCGAGCGGTCGTTCGCCCGCTGCAGGGCGGCGCCGCGCACGCCCTGGATGAGATGCCGAGCAAGGAGGGACAGCGGGTCGCTCACATAGGCCGAGGCCACGTCGTCATAGGTCGCCGAGTAGATCAGCGAGCGGGCGCGCGACACGTAGAGGAGCCCGGTCTCCGTCGTGCAGATCGGCACGGTCGGGCAGGATCCGTTGCGGGAGCTCTCGACGACGTTGACCGGCTGGTCGCGCCGGATCACCCGGTCCGAGACGTAGTATTCCGCATCGGTCGTGAAGATCACCAAGTGCTTCGAGCGGGCCAGGCGCCGCACCTGCTCGGCACCGTCCGTGTCGAGGTTGAGCAGGATACCACCCGAGGCGGTGTCCACGTCGATGACGCCCGAGTAATAGTCCGCCGCCGGCGAGGCGAGAACCGCGCCGGGCTTCGATCGGAAGCCCGCTGACACCAGGCGATCCTGGTAGAAGATGCCGCTCGTCGCGTAGCCGCGCGTCGCCGAGAACAGCGGCTCGCCGCCGGGATCGCCGACCGTGATCCGGAGGGCGTTGGCGCCGGCGTCCGCGGTGTTGATGAACTTCGCCGAGACGGTGAACCGCGAGCCGGTGTTGCCGCCGTCGAAGAACACGTTGAGGAGCTGCAGGCCGGGCGCCTTGCCGTTCGCCTCGCCGTCGCCGACCGTGACGGTGCAGCCGGGACCGACCGTCGAGAGCGACCGCAGCTTGCCCTGGAGGTCCGGCGCGACCGTGTTCCAGCGCGAGGCGCCGACGTCGGGAATGCCGATGGCGGTCGTGTCCTGGCCGTCGACCGTCACCGTGAACACGAAGCCCTGCGGGCCGGCGCCGTTCACCGTGGGCCAACGCAGGGCCACCTGCCACTGCTCGGCCACCTTCGCGTAGGTGCCGCCGAGGTCGACGGCGGGGATGTCCGCGAAGGGCGCCTGATCCGTGTGCCAGTCGTGATCGCCGCCGTTGCCGTGGAGCAGGCGCACGGTCGGGCTGTCCTGATGGAACAGGAGTGCCGTCTCGAGGCGCTGCACGGCGGTCACGTCGGCGATGCGGTCGGCCGTGAAAGAGTGCCAGGCGCTCGCGACCCATTGCCCGTCGCGGTAGACGTCGGCGACGCCCTGCCCGGCGAGCACGAGCATGTACGGCGTCGACGTGGAGAAGGTGAAGGCGAGGAGCTGCGCCTCGACGAGCGCGCCGGTCTCGCCGAAGGCCGCGAGGTCCGTCACGTTCACCGTCATGGCGGCGCCGGCCGTCGTCACCAGGCGGACCGCCGTCGCGCGCACCATCTGGCCGGGCGGCCTGGCGGCGAGCCGCTGCCGGAAGGCGGTGCGCACCGCGTAGGCCGGGGCGAGCGGCCCCCAGTTGCCCGACGTCGCGTCCTGATACTCGACGAGGAGGCGAGCTTCGGCGTCGATCGAGGCGGTGTAGGCCAGGCGGACAGCCGAGAGGTCGGCGGACGGGAACGTGAGCAGCGCGACGACGCTGCCGCCCGGCAGGTTGTTGCTGTTCCAGTTGAAGGTTCCCACGATCGGCGCCAGGGCCGTGCGCTGCGGGCCGAGGTCGCGCGATCGGTCGAGCAGCCGGAACCCGCCCTGCGGCACCGGCTCGACGTTCTCCATCGTCGCGGCCGAGGCGTAGAACTGTTTCACGTCGCTGCGGCTGTAGAGCTCCGGCGCGACCTCGCCGGAGTTGAACGTCGCTTGCAGGGCTCCGGGGCGCGCGACCATCAGTAGGCCCCGTGCCAAGCGTCCGTGAGCGGATCGCGGGCCAGGACCGTGCTGCCGGGCTGCGCCGAGGCGTCGACCGCCATCGCGCGGCCCATCAGGCCGCCGCGGCCGCCCTCGGACGGCGTACCCCAGGCATCCTGCGCGAGCTGCTGTTTCAGGGTGACGTCGTGCGTCAGCGGCACCGCGAGGTCGGCGGCGAGCGCGACCACGATCGCGGCGCGAAACAGCGCGGGCCACTGCTCGGGCTCGACGGAGCGCACGAAGGTCGCCCACACGGCGAGCTCGTCGGCGTGCAGCTCGTCGCCCTCGAGGGCGAAGGCGCGCAGGGGATAGTCGGGCGCCCGCGGGTTCGACATGACCTTGACGGGCTCGCCGATCCGGTCGCCGGGCAGCGCGTAGGCGTAGCGCCAGCCCGTCTCCGGC